GAAGAAGAGAACACTAAAAAAGCAGAGCAGCTTCGTAAAGATACGGAAAATTATAAGCAGATATTTTTAAAGAAATACGATAAAGAAAAGCTAGACAGTTTATTAAAAAAATGGGCTATAATTGGTCTGAAAAAGACTGTACAAGATTTCTAGAATCTGGTGGTGCTAAACCTAAAAAGAAATTTCAAGGTATCGATAGCAGGCATAGGGTGGTAGAATTACCTAAGCAAACAGAACACAAAAATAAAGATGTCAAATTCGTTAAAGCAAAAGCTTCGTGGGAAGACAATTAAAATATTCGGACCACCAGGAACTGGTAAAACTGAGAACTTACTCAAAAGAGTACAGCGTTATCTTAAACAAGGTTACAGCCCAGATGAAATATGTTATATCTCATTTACTAACAAAGCTGTAAATGAATGTGTAGCAAGAGTTAGAAAAAGATTTAAAGAATATGACGAAGATGATTTTAAATATTTTAGAACATTACATTCTTTGGCAAGACAACAGTTTGCTGAAATTCCCGTACTAGATCCTAAAGCAGATTTATTAATGTTTCATACTCAATATGGAACTGTAAAAGTTAATTACAAAGATGGCCATGATGATCAAAAAGTTTATAACAATTGGTCTTTGCAAATTTATGATAGAGCACGAAACATGAAAGTGGATCCTGTGTGGCTGTACAAACAACAAACAAGAAAATCTGTAAGGCTACAACAATTTAAATCTATTATTGCAGGTTACGAACAATTTAAAACAATGGAGTTGGAAGGTGGAGGACGGACACCGGACAGATTAGATTTTACCGATATGGTACAAAAGTTTATTGATGATGGTGTATCAATACCTTTTAAAGTATTGATGGTTGATGAAGCTCAAGATTTAACACCGTTGCAATGGGATCTAGTGGTGAAGTTAGCCAAAGCAGTAGACCGAGTTTATATTGCAGGTGATGATGACCAGGCAATCTATGAATGGAATGGTGCTGATGTAGAACTATTCCAAAACTTTCCTGGAAGATCTTTAGTATTAAAAAAAAGTGTTCGATTAAATAAAAACATACATTACTTTTCTAATTGTCTTTTAAAGTCTATGGGTGATAACAGAATAGAAAAAGAATTTTATTCTAATGGTAAAGAAGGTAAAATTTATAGATGGGGTGGCCTGAAAAAAATACCTTGGGATCTTGAGGGAGATTGGATGGTGTTGGCTAGAATTAATGATGTTAAGAAAGAGCTGCAGCAGGAAGCTAGAGATTTAGGTTTATATTACCAAGACCAAAAAAATAATAAATCATTTGATCCAAACCAGTATCATGCAATAAATTTTTGGGAAAAAATATGTGAGGGTGGTGCAATCAATAGAGAAGAAGCCTGCACCATGTATGAATATCTATTAAACATAGATCACGGCTACCGGTCAACGGACAGTAAAAAGTGGAGTTTCGCACACCCAAATCAAGTCTTTACATTTGATGAATTACATTTAAGGTGTGGTATGCGCGATGAAAAAGGTCATTGGAGCCAGGTCTTTAAGAGAAAATTTAAGGATAAAGATAAGCAGTATTTTCAAAAGCTAATGAGTGAAGGTGTAGATTTAAATTTACCACCTAAAATAATTATAGATACAATCCATCAAGTTAAAGGTGGAGAAGCAGATAATGTTGTCCTGGCGAGCAAATGCAATTTTCCATCACACTATGATAAAAAGAATTTAACAGATAAGGTAAAAGAACTTAGAGTTTGGTACACAGGTGCTACTAGATCTAAAAACACGCTGCATTTGTTAGGTACTTACCATCAATATAACTTTCCACTTGGAAAATATTTTAAACAATACGAGGCTAACTATGACAAATAAAAATATGTTTGATGAAGCATTTCCACAAGATAAACAAATAGGCGGGAATCACTACAAAGAGTTTCATATTCAACCGTATGAATTTATTTCAAAAAATAATTTATCTTTTTTTCAAGGTAATGTTGTGAAATATGTATGTAGATATTTAAATAAAAATGGTATTGAAGATTTAGATAAAATTATCCATTACTGTGAGTTAGAGAAAAAGAAAATGAAGGATATAGATGCCAAAAAAAAGAGATAATAGAATTGTTTGTGAAGATTGTGATGAAGCTTATGCTGTAATTATACATCAAAAGGTTTACTATTGTGGAGAATGTTATATGTTCCATGAAGGTATTTCTACAAAAGATGCTTTAATGAACTTAAATGTAGAACAAGCTGTACCCAAATTAAAAAACTAATGACACATCAATTAAATTTTATTTATAATGATAGTGATTGGATTGCTCCTGCTGAGTATCCTGATTTATCTAAAGCACCAGAGATTGCGATTGACTTAGAAACTAAGGATCCGAATATTAAAACTAAAGGGTCTGGTTGGGCCACTTTTGATGGACATATTGTAGGTTTTGCAGTAGCAGCTCTTGGTCAACAATGGTACTTTCCCATTGCTCATGACGCAGGGGGTAATATGGATCTTGCCATCACCACTGCTTGGATGCAAGACATTTTAAAACTACCTTGTCCTAAAATTTTTCATAATGCAAGTTATGATGTCGGTTGGTTATTAGTAAATGGATTTGAAATTAGAGGTAAAATTATTGATACCATGATTGCAGCAGCAATCATAAACGAAAATAGATTTAGTTTTAGTTTAAATGCATGTGCTAAAGATTATTTAGGTGAAATTAAAAACGAAATTTTTTTAAATGAAAAAGCTAAAGAATGGGGTATTGATCCTAAAGCAGATCTTTGGAGATTACCTGCAGGTTATGTAGGATTTTATGCTGAACAAGATGCGGGTTTAACCTTAAGATTATGGGACAGATTTAAATCAGAAATTTCTAAACAAAATTTACATGATGTTTGGGACATGGAGATGGAGCTGTTACCTATTTTAATTGATACAAGACGTAGAGGTATAAGAGTTGATGAAGAAAAAGCAGCAACTCTTAAAAAAGAATTTGTCGCAAAAGAAAAATCAATTTTACATGATGTAAAAAAACAAACTACTTTAGATGTAGATATTTGGGCTGCTCGATCTGTAGCGCAGGTGTTTGATCGAATGGGTGTAGACTATCCACGGACACCGAAAAGCGGAGAACCAAGCTTTACGCAAAACTGGCTAGTAAACTGTGATAACCCAATAGCGCAACTAATAAGACAAGCAAGAGAAATAAATAAATTTCATTCAACATTCATAGACTCCATTCAAAGATATGTTCACAAAGGTAGAATTCATTCTGAAATAAACCAGTTAAGATCTGACCAAGGTGGAACTGTATCTGGACGTTTATCATATTCGAACCCTAACTTGCAACAGATTCCTGCAAGAAATAAAGAATATGGAGATAAGATTAGAAGTTTATTTTTACCTGAAGAAGGAAGACAATGGGGTAGCTTTGACTACTCTCAACAAGAACCAAGATTAGTTGCTCACTACGCAGCATCAGTGAATGATCACTTTGAAGGTGCAGCAGAATTTATTGAAGCTTATAAAAATGAATCTGCAGATTTTCATCAAATTGTAGCCGACATGGCAGGAATGACTAGAACTCAGGCCAAAACAATTAATTTAGGTTTATTTTATGGTATGGGTAAAAACAAATTAGCTGCTGAATTAGGTATTGATAAGTATAGAGCTGAGGAATTATTAGCAAAATATGGTGAAAGAGTACCATTTGTTAAGAAATTAGCTACAGATGTGTCTAGCTCTGCTTCAAAATATGGGTTTATTCGGACAATAAAGGGTCGTAAATGCCGATTTGACATGTGGGAGCCTGCTACCTTCGGAATGAATAAAGCAATGCAATATGAGGAGGCTAAGGCGATTTATGGTAATAACATTAGAAGAGCCTTTACCTACAAAGCTTTAAATAGATTAATTCAAGGATCTGCAGCTGACCAAACAAAAGAAGCTATGATCCAATGTTACAAAGCAGGTTATAAACCCTTGTTACAAATTCATGATGAATTATGTTTTTCAATTAATGAAGAATCTGATATAAAAGCTGTTAAGGAGATAATGGAAAATGCAATCGAAGAGCTTAAAGTTCCTTCCAAAGTTGATATTGCCCTCGGACGATCCTGGGGAGAGGCGAAGGAATAATATTCCTTGCCCCACCTGCAACGGAACTAAATTTAATTATGTTGTTGAGGATCTGACGATTCTTGAGACTCATCCTTGTCCTGATTGTTGTCCGACTCCTGATCATTTTCGGAACCTTGCTGCTCTTTAAGTTTTTTGTAATAGTTTGGGTGTTTCCATTCAAACATTTTGCTCTCCTATAATTTATTTTTTCTAATTATACCATATGAGTTTTTTTAAATTTTTATTTTATTGAATTCTAGACGATCACCTGCAGCAGGGGTTTAAATCTGGATGCGACACTGAATGCTTTTCGACTAGGGACGAGGATAGCCTAGGAATTTATATGAAAAATAAAAATTTGCTAGTTTTATTTAACTAGCGATATCGTAAAGACCCTTTTTTGCGTCTTCAACACTTTGATCATTAATCTTTTTTTTAAGATCTTTGATCTTTATATCGATCCACTTCATGTCAGTTGTTACTCTGCCCTGTG